ATTAACCATGTCATTCAAAAGCAGACCCATCGGAACCTTGCCCGAAGGATCAGCAGAATAAGTGACAAGAGCAGCGCCATTGTCCATCGACGCGCCACTACCAGCAGTACTCAGGGCAGCAACGCCACCGCGAGTCGCGACTTCATTCATGAAGAACGAAATGTCTGTTTCGAGAGTAGATCTATCTTGTTTAAGAGCCATTATGTATTCTCCTGTAAAAATTAATTAGAGTTACTTGTTATACTTGAGAACGGAGCCAATCCATTCGGTGGCAACAGCGCGAAGATTCTGAACAGAATCCTCAACCACTGCTTCGGCAATGGCTACGCCCGAAGGAGCTTCAACTGCATCAAGAATTTCGTCGGTAGCTTCAGCAGCATCAACGTCATCAGCCTTGGCTGGCTTCTTCGCTTCTTCCTTCATCATTTTGTTTTTCATAACCGCCTTCTTCTTCATCATCATGGCGGCAACAACCTTATCAAAGGTTTCGTCGTCAAGATTTTCAAATTCAGCAGCAGTGGAAGTAGCGTCTTCAGCGTCAAGACCAGCTTCTTCAAGCTGTGCCTTTCTCTTCGACATAGTTTCCTTCTTTTTCATCTGCTTCATTTCTTCCATTTTCTCTTTCATTTCCTTGTCTTTCATAGCAATAGCTTCTTCAGCTTGCTTGAGAGATTCAGAAAGAGTTTGGGCTTCGGCAATTTGCTTTTGCAGCTTTTCGTTCTGTTCGGCAATCGTGTTTTCCAAGGACTTAATTGTCGCTTCAAATTCAGCCTGCTGCCCTTGGGCAACTTGCTGCTTGAGCGCTTCATTAGCAGCCTTAGCTTCTGCCAACTCAGCTCGCAAGTCTTCAACTTGCTTTGTTAAAATATCTGACATATCATTCTCCTGTAGTGAAGATAAAGATAAAGTTTGTGCTTGAGATTCATCAAAAAAATCATTTCCTTCCAGAATTATACTTCGTGGGTTAGCGGGTTTGGAAACTAAGCCTTTACCAGAGAACGATAAGTTTCTTAATAATCTTCCCACTTGGTAATCTTCGTACTTTCCATCTCCTCCATATGATCTTAAATGTTTTGTTAGAAATGCGGAGGCTTCGTTTCTTTTGATTACCTTCATTTCCCCTTTGCTGCTTCTAAGAGCATAGTCAAAGTTTGGAAACAAGCATTCCATTGATACAAACCATTTATTTTCTTCAATCTCTGCAATAATCTTTCTCATTCTTTCCCGTTGTTCGGGATCAGACCAAGAAGTATAAATTACAGCAGAAGTAAGAATATTAAACTCATTAGGAACTTCTTCGGTATCAGAAGTAATTCTGTTGCCATCAAAGTCCACGACTTCATTTGCAGTAATGTGTCCGATAATATCTTTTTCATTGTGCATGAAGTTAAATGGTTTGTCTTCTGGAGTATCTTTCGCATTCCAAAGTTCACGCGAATCAAAAACATCGTCGTTTTTGTTCCAGCCTGTGCTAACCAGAATTGATTTTATATAGTACAAGTCGATTTGGTTTTTATTTTCTGCTACAGCCAACTCTTTGTCTGAGCTAGAAGCCATTATCTTTTGCATCTTTTCTACTGTCTCGGGAGACGGTTCAAAAGACTCGGCAACTGCACAACAAGCAATAGAGTTATTGCTGATAGCTTGATACAAGCCATCTCTTATTTCTTGTTCGTATATTTTTATTTTCATATTTGGATTCTCCATAACCAATATTACACAAAAACTAAAATTAGTGGATTATTTTGGCTAAATATCACTAGAGTCACAAAGCATTTCAGCATAGGCCGAAGCGTAAATATGCCGCATTTCTGCGATATTTGGCTTTCTTTGTCGCATATTATTAAATGCCGTCTGTTTAGTTTCTACTAATTCAGTAAATGCAGCACTTGGTTTGGTATTCATTTTAAGTATTTGCTGTATAACTTCTGGAGTAACTTCTATCATAGGTTCCATTCCAGTAAATATACATAACTTCAAATACTCTAAATCGTCAACTTCCGACTTGCTCAAAGCTCTGGCATCCTTTTTACCAAAATGCGAACATGCAATCGGAGTCATAACCTCTGATATTTTTTCTTGGGCTTCGATACCCCATAAAGTAGCAGCCGTAGGTTCGCCGCTTTTAGGCAATACTCTACGCTGTTTTCTTGGGGCCGTATCCTGAGAAAACTGAGGTCTTCCTCGTTGCGGAGAAGGTTGTGGCGATTTTGGACTTTTAGGGGTTGTTGCTGTTGGGGCAGAAACAGGCTGAACATCAGCCGCAGGAAGTCCAAGTTTTTCTAGATACTCGTCTGATTTTAAAACATCTTTGGTCATAGCAATCTTTGCTATGTCTTCGCGATGATGAGGATTATGATAAGGACTTGCCTTTTTGGGCATATCTGTATCAGTCATTCTTTCCCTTTCTTCGCGACGTACACGAACACGTTCGATGCTTGGAATTTCACGGAATCTTTCAAGTAATGTTTCTTGAGAAATAATATCTCGATCAGCCAAATCCATCAAAAGCTTTTTCTGGGCAGCTTCGTCGGAAAGTATGATAGAATCGAAGTGTATTTCGGCTGGAAGTCTAAAACCCATAGCCTTTCTAACATATTCAATTTCTTGCTGCCAAAATTGAGTTAGAACTTCGCGGCCATACTCTAATCTTTCGATCAAAGTTTTAAGCGAAACATAATTGTTTGTATAACCACCGCCAGAGCCAGAAGCTCCAGTTAGTGTCGGAGGAATACCAAGACCAGCATAAATACTTGTTAATACCGGCTGATATTTTTCCGAACCCAGAAATTTATAAACCTGAGAATTGCTTTCTGTAAATTTAAGTTCTGGACCCCAAACCAAATCCATTGTACCTCCGCCAACATTGCTTGCCAGAATATCGCGTATTTTCTGCAAACCAGCTTTGGTTGGAACAATCTTTTGTTCAAAATCGCCAACGGTCCAAAGTCTAACTTGACTTATCGCACCATCTAAAGCAGCAAGATCGGCAAGCTTCATTTTTTCCAACATGCGAATATCATCAAGAATCGCATAAATCATTGGGTTTGCCCAAAGTAGCCAATCATCTTTTTTGTAATGATAAAAGAACGTATCGCCATTGATTGGAATTCTTCTATCTCCATTTTGTAGGCGTTGCTGTAAATCAGTTGGCAAAGTCTTGAATGCATTATTGTTTGTGTTGGATGTTTGCATCAAAGAGTTGTATGTATACTTGGAAATATTCAAGTAAAACTTGGGCTTGCCAACTGCAAGCAAACCAGCATCGTCGATTTCTACTGCAAGAGGATTTAAAAAATCATAAACCCACGGAATTTCCCGTCGCGGAATTTTTGAATCTTCGATAATAACATCTGCGCCAGCAGCGCGACGAAGTTCAGCTTCTTTGTTTCGATTTATTTTAGCTGTGCGACGTTGAACAACAACATTGCCGCAACGATAAAGATAGTTCAAAAATCTTTCCGAGCGGTCATAACCTTTGATTTGAGAAAACCATTTTCTATAAAACTTTTCAATCGTTTTATTTGGATGCACAAGCACCAAACCTTGGCTGGCAAAATCACTCATCAAATCAATAACATTACGGATAATACCAACTCTGTCATAAGCAACCATACAAGCTGCCATTATTTTCTTTTGGCGGGTTGGAATTGATTCGCCCGGACGAAAAGCATCATAATCAGAACGGTCAAAAGAAGGGCGAACAGTGCGGTTTGGCTCGATATCTAAGTATGTTTGCTTTCTGTACGTTCCGTCATAGCCGTTACCGTGAGCCAAGCTTCTATAAACGACACCATCATATCCATCCAAAATTGTAGAATCATATACTTTTTCCTTATCGGAATCGCTTGCCCATGTTTGATAGAGTGGTTCAGACATTTACATTGTTCCTCATTTAATAGAATTGCCAATCATATTACCAATTGTATTGCTATACACACTCTAGTATAAACCCTGCACTTTTTCGGTAAACCAAGAAGGGCCAGCAAATAATTTCTCGTTGCTGTAATCATAAAAAGATGGCTGACCGCCACGAGCAAAGCCGCCAATGGCTCCAGTTTCTATAGTTGTCTTTTCGGTAAGAAGACTTCTGGCAGACATATTGGCCATGATTAAAGATGAGTAACGGTCTTTTCTTAGTCTATTCTTTTTGCCGGTTCCGGTTTTAACTTCTGGAGTATCCCATCGCTCGCGACCATTTTGGGTTTGTGTCATAACTATCATTGATAGCTCATCTTTGAGTTCTTCTATTTCCATAACACAATCTTCTAGCGTATCATATTTTCTTCCCACAGACTTATCTACTTCGAGCGATAGTCCCAAACTAACAGAATCAAAGTAAGGAAACAAAACAACTTTATCTTCAAAGTCTTTTCTTAGCCCGTGATTGGCTTCGGCCAGCCATTCAGACCTTGCAAACTGACACATGCGCAATATATGCAGCCCTTGTTTGTCGTCCGTATCTTTTGGTTTTTCTTCTATCACTGGCCATATTGGAAGTTCACCTTCTGGAATTTTGTCTTTATCATGCAAAGCTTCCATAACGGCAATACCACCGCCTTGCGCGTCCATTGCTATTTCAGAACATGGAAACACTTTCATTAATTTTCTTATCTTCTTTGCGCAATAAGAATAAAAATCATCTTCTTCGACTATTTTAGATTTGACTAACTCTTTGTGTGATTTTCTATTTGTAGTCCAACAATGAACTATTTTTCTGTGATCGCTATTTACTTCCATAACAACAATACTAAAGTTGTCAACTTCGGACGCAGGGTCAACGCCAAACACATACTTTTTATCCGAATCGCCAGTGAGACTAGCCTCAAAACAGACTTCGCCCGATGGAAGTTTTACTGGATTTGTTGGAGAAACTGTACACGATTCAATCAAACTACGTTTAAAAAACCCTTGGCTATCGGTAGTAAACACAGCGCCATATTCCATTTGAAAAATACCAGAATGGACCGTGGCTTTGGCGCGTCCGATTTGACCAGAATCCATAAATCCGTCTGGAAGTTTATCGACTGGTATTCTTATTACCGAATAATTGCTGTAGTCAAAATCAACAGGAACTTCGCCATTAAAAACTTCTTCTAATCTTCTTCTATCGCCGCCACTGGTTACTATTGCATGATATCGTTTAAAATATTCGGCAAAATGATTAAAGTCATAATAAGCAGTACCAGACAAAATTATTTGGTTTGATTTATCAGAAGGATTATCGACTTCGCTTGCTTGTGGTATTGAAATACCAAGCTCTTTAGCCTTTTTCTCTCGCGCTTTTTGCTTTACCTTTTCAATTGGCGAAGAAGACACGGCAGCAAAACCAGCAACCACATTTTCAAAAATGTCGCGCGGAATACTTGCAAATTCGTCGGCAATAATATCATTTGCGCGTTGACCGCGAATTTTAGAACCATCGCCAAGCGGCAAGCATGTTATTGTGCTTTGTCCAATATGCATAACGCAACGGTCGATATCTCTTCTTGGGCCACTATTACTGTCGCATAAATCGCGAAGCACTGGAGCATTTTTCCATATCGTATCCATGTATTCAAACAAAACTTTAGACTGTCTAAATGCAGCACCAACAATGATTATCTTTCTTCGCGGCATAAACAATGCCCGTAAAAGCGGATACACCGAAAGTATAAAACTTTTACCCATACCGCGACTTCCGACAAGCATTGGAAATTTACGATTCCACATTTCATACAGCAAAAGTGACTGGAACGGACTAAGCTCGACATTGAGAATATATTTACAAGCAAAACTAAAATACTCTGGACGCATCATTAACCATGACAGTCTTTTGAGCAGTGTTTCGCTATCCAAATCCTGCATTACAAAATCCATTGGATTGAATAATTCAGAATCGTTTACATCTATACCAAGCCAAGCATCATCTAGGTTTTTCATAGTTTTATTGATTTAGAAAAAATATAGTCGGCAAAACCGTAATCAACAGCACCATCGGCTGTCAAATACCAATCACCGTCTTTCATTTTCCTTTTTATATAGGATTTAACTTTGGAAAGCGAGTCGCCTCGCTGTTTGAAATACTGTCCAGTTTTGTGACACTTTTCGGCATAAATGTCAACCATAGTTTGCATATTATGGCGGTCGATCATTGCATAATTATGCGCGCTAAGATAATCGCCCGAAAGTTCACTTACTCCATAGTGGCACATAAAAATACAACTAGGCATAAGAATACGCCGGTGAGCAGCTTGCATGATAATTGTACCCATCGAACAAATTTGGCCATAACCAATAAGAGTTACTTTACAAGTACACGATTTGATAGCGTCAAAAATACCCATACCAGAATGCCAATCGCCTCCAATCGTTTGCATGTAAATAGTAATTGGCTCTTGCGAAGCGTTTTGAAGAATGTTGATATTCTTAACAAAATTTTGACTCATTCTGAAATTAACTTCTGGACTTTGGTTTTCAGAATAGTCTTCGCGTTCGTGCAAATATATTATTCTACTTTGAAAGTCTAGATTATAGTCATGAATATCAGAAATCGTATCGCTCTTGTCCCGGCTCATTGTCGTCTTGTTCCTTGTCGAATAGTTCGGTGAGTCTTTTGAAAATACTGTTGCAAATTAAAAACGCATTATGTTTGTTATCGCAGAAAATAACATTGACTTCATACTTGATTGATATTTCCAATAAACATTTAATCAAATACTTGCCGGTTATTTTAGTTTCTTTTACTATATCGAATCTTTTGCCGGTTGGCTTTGGTCCTCCGTTTAGATACCTTTCATAAAACTCTTGGTCTTGGGCATTGAGCAAACTCATTGGATAACCAATTACATCCGATGCCGAAAATTCAAGCAAAATATAGCGAAAAGGAAAATCTCGCATTCTTTCAATTTCGCTATAAAATGCCTCTTTCTTTCTGCCCAAATTCATTGCTATTTCAGAAACAGAAGCCTTGCGCTCAACGCAAACCACATCTTCGTAACCTTTGAGAGTATAATCTCCGGTCAGCAAAGTACCTATTTCCATTCCTTCGCATTTATCGTAAGCAGAAAAAAACCACCCCTCTTGCTCGCGGGTATCTTTTATTACGGTATAATTACTCATTCAGCCACATTAAAAAAATGATTTTTCTTTGGTTTCAAATGAAGTTGGCTCGGGCGCAGGAGCAGGGTTGAAACCTTCGACCGGAGTTGCGTCGTGTTTTTGGATTCTGACTGTTCCAGCAACTTGGTCGAAACTGGTAACGCGAATTCCATACTTTCTGTTATACTTCTCGCAAAAATCATTCACAACAGCCAAATCATTGCAAGAAACCGTAATATCGCCACCATTTAAAATCTGAGCTAAACCTTGTTCAAGAGCATTCATTGTTTGCTTCTCCTTACTTTTTCTGTAAAAAACGAAATATAATGCGACTCGAAACCAGTAACTTCTTTATGGCATGTTTTGCATAGTGTTATGCCATTGTCGGTATCGTATCGCAAACTGCTTGCCGAACTCCATTTGAAGATGTGATGAACATTCAAACGCAAGTTCCTACCCTTTTTATTACACATTTGGCATGTGAATTTGTCTCTTTTTAGAACAGCATCGCGAAACTTCTTGTACACAGGATCGCTGTAATCGCGCTTCTTGGACATCGTGATCCACCATTCTTTCTGCTAGTTGAGTAAAACTTACGTCGCGCCGCCATCCAAGTTTTGTTTCTGCTTTTGTTGGGATTCCAAGCAAGTAATCGACTTCGGATGGACGATAAAACTCTGGGTCAACAACAACATAATTTGACCAGTCGCTGATACCAATACGAGCAAAAGCAACATCTAAAAACTCACGAACACTATGAGTTTCGCCCGTGGCAACCACATAATCGTCGGGAGTTTCTTGTTGCAACATAAGCCACATGGCATTTACATAATCTTGAGCATGACCCCAATCGCGCTTGGCATCCAAATTACCCAAACGCAACTTTGGAAAAGAATCTTTTGTGGCAACTATATAATGGTCATCAAAAGCAACATCGTCCGATAAATTAACCTTGTTGCTCCACTTTACAAATTCACCAATCCACTTGGTAATCTTTCGAGTAACAAAATTCTCGCCGCGACGTTCCGATTCGTGGTTGAACAAAATACCGCTGCTTGCGTGTATACCATAGCTTTCGCGATAGTTTCGCACTAAATGATGAGCTGCTAGTTTGGCGATAGCATACGGACTCTGCGGCATAAACTTGGTTTCTTCGTCTTGGAATTTTAATACCGGACCATTGTATTCATCGTAACCTTCGTCGTAAGAAGCCCCAAACATTTCGCTGCTGCTGGCTTGGTAAAACTTGATTTCACTTTTGCGCGACGAGTAGCGTATTGCTTCGAGTATGTTCAATGCGCCACCGGCAGTAATATCCCATGTTAAACTGGGCTGTTTAAAGCTAGTACCAACGTGCGATTGTGCAGCTAGGTTGTATATTTCATCGGGTTTTGTGTCTTCGATAACCTTGCTGACATTAAAACCATCGGTAATGTCACCCTCGACGATATTTATTTTTGGCAGAAGGTGTTCGATGCGAGCAAGCGTGTTTACACTCACGCGGCGCGTTACACCCGTAACCGCATAGCCCTTGGCAAGCAGCAACTCGGCCAAATAGCTTCCGTCTTGTCCGGTGATTCCCCAAATTAAAGCTTTCTTCATATTTGTTCCTTATTCCTTGATTAATGTTTCGGGTGTTAAAAACGGCTGATCAACAGTTCCGTCATCGTATTGATGATATTCACTGAGCCGTTCTTTTTCTCTTTGCATAGCAAGACGCATTTTTTCCATTTCCAAACCAACTCGTGTGCGAAACTCTGCATCGGTTGCAATTTGTTTTACAAGTGCTGCAAATGTTTCGCGACTGTCTTCGATTGCTTTGATGCGTTGTTCGCGCGTTCCTTTGAGATCTTTCAACATTGTGGCTTTGCGACCTTGCAAATCTTTGTAATCACGCGAAAGCGTTTCTTGCGAAGCCCGCAAAACCGCCACTTGACGCTCAAGCTGCATGATGTAATCCATGTCTCTTTGATCTTTATCGACAGCTTTCTCTTGTTGAACGAGACGTTCGTACGTCGAGATTTCGACTTGATTCTCTTGCTGACTCCTTAAAATTCTGTTCATCAATATTTCCAACTTTATAGTATCAATGATTTGCATTTCTTCGGTATGAAACACATCGTCTTTGAACTGACTCCACATCTTTTTAAAATGAAACTCAAACATTTCAAGCTCTTCTTCGCTGAACTGATGCTTCAACTCGCGATAGTAGGGCTTGACTTTAAGCTCGTTGGCAACCGCAGCTTCTTGCTTTTGCTTGGCAGAAAAACCAATCTTTTTGCTGATCCAATCGCGCACACTTTCGGGATCGCGATCCAGTTGTTGGGAGATTTGCTCTATCGACAACGCCTCGGCGTTCGCCTCGATAAAAGACATTTCTTCGACTGAAAATCTACCTTTTTTCAAAATGTTTTCCTTATGTTATAACTCGTCAAATTCGCCATTGATAATCTGCTCGATGGCTTGTATGATATTGGCCTTGCGGCCTTTGGGCAGAGGAGAGTTTGACTGTAATCTTAAATAATCACGACGCATATGTGTGGGGAGTTTACGATCAATAAGTTCGAGTATTTCCTTCACATAAGCATCGTTGTTTACGTCGGGCGCAACGTGCATTGTGTAAACATTGTCGATGCTTACAGGTTCAAGCAAGTCGCGCTTTTGGTCTTGTATTTTTTGGGCCTCGGTGCCATAGTCCATTCTAAAGTAATTGTCGCGCTTGAATGTTTTCAAACGATTGTTTATGTGCGTGTACATAAAATTTTCAAGTGGGCGCGCAGGGTCGTAATTCTTTAGTCCATTTATTCCAATCAAAAAAGCTTCTTGTTCGATATCTTCAACTTCATAACCAGCAAAAACATATTTTGGGGCCAATCTTTTGGCAATCTTTCTTATTGTTTTGATAACTTCTTCTTCGTTTAATCCATCAGGTATTTTCATTCAATTCCTCGTCTACTTCATCGATCAAACGCTCTTCTTCGAGACGTTCGCGCTCGGGATCGGGCTGTGGCACATAGCTCCAATCAATTGCTGGCTTGATCGTTCCGGCATTTTCTATTGCTCGCAACTGGGCAAGCTCGGAAATTGTCAACGGACGGTCGGGAAGCTCAAGATCGCGGGCTATCGACTTTCTCAACTCTTCGGTATCAACCGGTTCGATGTTGAAAATATTTTTAGGTTTGTTGGGCATGTTTGTTTCCTCCTGCTCCATTATAGATATAAACAACGTAATATACACACTTTTTCACAAAACGCCAAAAATAACGCACAATTCAAGCTTTTGTGTATTATATGGCAGAGAGAAATTCAAGGTCAATATGGAACAACTAATGATCAATATCTTTGTGCTGGGTTTTGTGTGTCTATTGGGACTATTTTTGGTGCTGGTGGAATTGCACAACATCAACCTAACCTTGAACGAACTAGTTAAAGCTGTTAAAATGGGCCGCAAGCCCGGAATCGTATTTCCTGTTTTTAAAGATGGAGAAGGTAACATGTTAAAGTTTTATTTGTCGCTGCCCGCCAAGGGCGCTTCTGATGTGGTTGCTCGCGAACTGCTTGTTTCGATTGCTGGTGCCGAACCAGCTTTGTATGTACTCGAAGCCGATGCTGCTCAAAGCCCAGAATTTGCTGGCTCCGACAATGCCACAGTTGTTGGTACGCTCGTAGACGTTGACGATGCTGGCAACCGCAGCGCCGCAAGCGAATTCGAGTTTGTTTTGGTGGACACCATTCCGCCTGCTACTCCGGGCGCTGTTGGACTCGTAGTCACCGAAGAAGTAGCCGATCCAGCACCCGTTGAACCAGCAACTCCGGTCGAACCCGAAGTTCCCGAAACCCCCGAAGGCTAGTGCAACAAACTGCTGCAAAAAGCGTCGAATCAAAACCGTTGGAAGCAATTCTGACGGTTTTTTTATCAACAACCATGTGTAATCAATTTGGTTTAGCTAAGACATTTATAAAATATTGATGGTAATTTAGTCTGAACCACCCCGGCGTTTGTCAAGGGGAAATCGACTTTTTTTTCTGAAGATAAAATTCCGACTTTTTTTCTTGGAATTGCCCTAAAGTTATTGACAGGCTTTTGCCGATAGAGTATATTAGAGACATACGAAACACAACTAAGGACAACTAAGATGACCAACAACAAACTGACTGTAAACAACCTGCTCGACGGCGAATGGTACACAATCAACGACTTGATTGAAGACATTCAGAATTGGGGAATTGAGAAGACCGCTCGACGGATTTCAGAAGAAAGATTCCGCACAAAATACCAAGAAGAAATTTTGGAAATTCTTAAAAATTTGGTCTAAAGACTATTGACAACTCTAGCCGATAAGGTATAATAGAAACATGAAAGCAAACGAAATGAAAATCATCGAAACACAATCGCGAATCTCTCTCACTGGTAAATTCTTCAAGGTTTACATCAACGGACAATGCGTTGCAACGCGAACAACTCGCGAAGAAGCTGAAAAGGTAGGGAAAGAAATTTTGGAAAAAAAGGTTTATCGCTCTTGACAATCGCGGTCGATATGGTATAATGAGAGTATAAGTTAATAACAAACATTTAAGGAAAAAAAAATGACATTCGTAAAGAAAATCGTAAAAAGCAAAATTCGTCAATCTGGTTTTCAAGTTAATATTGAAACATACGAAAATAGTTCGGTTGGTGATTATTTTGCACTAGGTAAAAAGTACTGGATTGTTTACAATGGTAGCGATACTAGAAACGTGTTGTATCGTTCAAACAGTCTGAAATATTTGGAAAAAATTCTAGAAAAAATGGTCTAAAGTTATTGACAAAGATTGTCGATAAGATATAATAGAAACATACAAGTTAAACACAACACAAAGGAAAAAACGAATGAACGAAACAGAATTCACAATGGTAGTAAACGGAGTCGAATACAAAGCCGTTTGGTTTGATAAAGAGGATGACCGTAAGGCTGAATGGTACATCAATCGCAATGGTGAAAAAATCGGCAAGTATGCTGGCTATCCTGCTGATAGAAAGCATGTAGAAAATTTTATCGAATTTTTTCTTGCAAGTAAGTAAAGGGCTTGACGGCTGTTGCCGATAAGTTACAATAGAAACATACAACACAACACAAAAGGAAAAATAAAAATGGCTAGATTCAAACCCTATGGCTCTGCTGCTAACAATTACAATGGTAGTGGAATGAATTATTATCGCGATTACAATACCGACCGCGAATACGATTCCCGCAAAGATAGCTGGGAATTGGGCGATAAGCCCTTGACAGAAACACAACGCCGAGAGGATGAATCTTGGCGTGAAACATGCCGACAAAATCGGCGTGGTGGTTGGTAGTGTATAGCTACACTAGTGTACACTATCTCACAACTCTAAACTGTTGACGTAAGTCCTAGTGCCGCAAGGACTTGCGACGGGCGCGGCCCGCCCAGCTTTGGACACCTTTGGTCCACGAAAATTTCTAAAAAAATTTCTGTTTTTCGCTTCAGACTATTGACAACGCTTGCCGATAGTGTATAATAAGGACATACGAAACACGAAAGGAAAAACAATGAAAAAAGTAACAGTCGAATTGGCCCAATATGCTTGTGGTGAATGGTACGAAATCAAGGTCAACGGAGTTGTTGTTGCTTGCTGTGGTACGCTTCACGGCGCGTTAGAAATTGCCAAAAATTCTTAAAAAAATTGCTCAACTCTCTTGACAGCCCTTGCCGATACTGTATAATAGAAGCATACGAAACACAACACAAGGAAACGAAAATGACAACTGCAATGACAATCAACGGATTCACCTTCAAGCTCTGCAACGGTGAAAAGTCTTTCGCTGAACGATACTACCAAGCAACTAACGGTACAATCGTACTCACTTCAAAAAGCCTGAATTACTTGGTAAAAAAAATCAAGAAAATTTCCTAAAGGGGCTTGACGGCGATTGCCGATAGGTTATAATAACAGCATACAACACACAATACAAGGAAAAGAAAATGACTACTAAAAACGCAATCCAACAAACCGCTCTGCAATATCTTCCAGCCGTTACCGATTACAAGCTGATTAACGAACTGCAAACCCGCATTGTAGCCGACATCGTAGGTCATGAAAACGGACGCGGTTGTCTAAGTGCCGAATACATTGCCAAGCTAAACGCCCTTAATGACGCAATCAACGCCGTTAAGGTTCACTGGTAACATCGACGCAAGTCCTAGAGCCTCAAAGACTTAGGACGGTCGCGGCCCGCCCGCCGTGGACACCTTTGGTCTGGCAAGGAAAAAAAATTATTTCTGGAAAAATTCTGGATTTTAGGCTCAAGACTCTTGACATTTGCTGCCGATATGGTATAATAGAAGCATGGAAAACAACAAGGAACAAAACATGAGCTACCAAATCATCGAAACCAAAACCAACAAGTCTCTCACCGGAAGTTTTTTCCGAGTTTACATCAACGGGTTTTGCGATGGTCGAATTTTCACCACACTTGAGGCAGCAGAAAAGTTTGCCCAAAATCAGAAAAAAGTTTATCGCCGCTCTTGACACTGGCGAATCACAAGCTACAATTCAAGCATACAAATCACACAAGGAAAACACAATGAACACTCAAAAAGCAATCCGCGAATTTCAAGCCGCTATCGAAGCTGCAATCGTTATCCCCAACAGTTGGCTTCCTGCCGAACTGCAAGACCAAAAGCGTGGTGGTCGTACTGTTACCAAGCTGAACAAGCTGTTGGATAAACGCGATGGTATCACCGAACATCGCAAGCTCAAAGCAATCAAAGCTCGAAACATTGCTCGGCTTGCTGCTCAATTTGAAGCTGGTTGCGAATCGTTCGACTATAGCGGTAACGAGCGTAACGAATTGCAACTCTACCGTAACGAGTGTGCAATGGTAGAGGGTATGATTCATGCTGGCCATATCGACGCTGATGATTTGGAAAATGAATAATGAAAATATGGTGCAAAGGGTTCGTTACGAGTATTGACCTGAGTTAAATGGTTGCTCTCTCAACCAGCCACTTTTTTCGTGGATGATTTATAATGTTTCGCACTACTTTTTTTCTTGGATTTTGGGCCTTGATTTTATCGGCCCTTTTGTTTTTATTTTTAGATTTTATCAAATGGCTTTTATAATTGAACTTATCGAGCGTGTAATATTCTATATATCGGAATATGTCGATATATTAGAGCGGGCATAGTGTACAAGAGTATACAATAAAGCAATCGACGTAAGTCTTAGAGCCGCAAGGACTTATGGCCGACGCGGCCCGCCCGCGACGGACACCTTTGGTCACGAAAACGCACAAAAATTCTTCCAAAAAAATCTTTTTTTCTGCTCAAGATGCTTGACAAACCTAGCCGATAATGTATAATAAGGACATAACGCAACGACAATCTTTTGGAGAAAACACAATGAACGACCTACTCGACATTCAATGCGACGAAGCCCCTTACATTCCAACCCAAGACGATTGGGCTGAGTTTGAGTTGTGGCTTGATGCTCAAGAGCGTCAAGAGCCAATCACGTTTGTTGTGGTTGGCGAAGATTTCCGCCCAGAAAATTGCGAAGATTGTCCTTTTTAGTTCAAGATTGGGCTTGACAACGGACGATAAATAGAGTATACTTAAGACATAACAAAAGGATAAAGATATGAAGAATGAAATGAAATTTCGGTTTTACGGTCAACAAGTTGAAGCTATTTTGATTGACGGCGACCCTGAACGTCGCGACGAATGGTTCGTTAAAGTTGACGGTAAACAAATTGGCCGAATCTACGATTCTTGGCAAATTGATGAAACCGACATCATGCGGTTTGTCGAGAAAAAAATTCTGGAAAGTTTGAAGGGTTGCTAAAGTTTTGGCTTGACAACGCCGATAACTATAGTATAATAAGAGAGTAAAAGTTAAGGATAAAAAAATGAAAACACGAATCACAATCATCGAAAGCGACATTCTTGGCAGTTGGGATATTTACTGCAAGGGTCAATTGAAACACAGCGGGAAAAACAATCCTGCATCGCTCCGTTATCGTGCGAAGTGCTTGGAAAATCTCAAGAAGTTTTACTCGGAAGTTTTTCCCAACGACGAAATCGAAGTCGTCATTATGAACACTGAAAACGTAACGGTAGTTCGTAACGTATAATAAACACACACACAAGGAAAAAATATGATTGAGCGACAAAAGTATATCAATGGCGAAGTAGGTCATCGCGAGTATTATGGCCAATTTGTAAACGATACAATCAAAGCCCGATTGCTGCACTACATTGGCAAAAAACAATTGCTAGAATCTAAAGACAAGCATTTTAATGATATTCCATTGTGGATGTGGGATAGAATCGACAATGGCAATCTTGGATTGACGCAAGCACTCCGAATTTCTGGCGATTGTATTACCAAAGCCGGTTTGGTTTGTATTTTCAAAGAAGCAGCACGACAAATTGTAGAGGCAGAAAATGAAGTGGCATAGTTTCAAATTTGACAATCACCAAGTTGATACTTTTATCGTCAAGTCGATTGCAACTGGTCGAAAGTATCTTGATATTGAACTCGACGGCGAATTTATTGGACAAGTCGCATACGATGGTTTCGATATACCCTTACAATCCGAAGTTGAATTGTACGTCGAAGAATATTTTTCTGAACTTGCATTGGGATACGAATAAATGGGAGCAATCATTGGGCTGATTTGCGCATACTATTTTGTGAAGTATATATTTTATTCCAACTAGTGTACAGCCGTACACTCGCGGGGCCGCGCCGCCGAGCCATAAGTCCTAGAGCCACAAGCACTTACGACAACGAACAAAAAATAAAAAATAATTTCTTTTTTTTCTGCTAAAGCTCTTGACATTCTCTAGCCGATAAGTATAATAGAAACACAATGTTCAAGTGCGTTGTCACTGAATATTACGGCCCGTTCAATGGGTTTGGCGGTTATGGCTCCTACACCAAAGTAGGCTTTAATCGTTCACCCAAACGAGCGGTCGAAATTGCGAAGTCCACAAGACCTCACGCAGTTTCCGTCACCAACGATTGCGGTGGTGGCGTTCCGATTCTAGGTCAGTTTTCGCTGTACAAAAACGGCAAACTGATTCTAGATCGTTGGAATTAGCCGTAATACGAAGCGTCACTGGTTAGCCAGTGTGGAGATTTTGCCCTTTCTCTGTCGGAAATTACTCATTAGGGCTTGACAATTCCAATTCACACGTTACAATTTAACTATCAATCACGCACTTTTGGAGATAGCTATGAACAGCTTCGACGACATTCAATCCGACGAATTCGACCCACGCGATTATTACCACACCGCCGACTTAGAGTATTTCGAGGATTTCGACGACAACTTTGACCCGCACGAACGCGACCCGTACTACAGCGAGTACACCGACGATGGGTACTACGACGAAGTAGATTTTTACTAATCGGGAAAAGTGGTGTGTGAGAACACCAAGCGCGTAACACCGCTTAACGGCTCCACACTGAAAGGAGTACGGCCACGAAGTACCATTTGTCTTTGCCAAACTACACGGAGTCTTTTGCTTCGCGTGGCCAAAATCCCATGATTTGTCTCTGCTTAACTATGCAGAGTTTTGCGCGAGCGTGGCCGATTTCCGGGGCGCGGCCCGCCGAGTCGCAAGTCCTAGAGCCACAAGGAGTTACGGCAGGGAAAAATAATTCTTTTTTTTGTGCTAAAGTTCTTGACATTGCGTGCCGATAATGTATACTATGAGAGTCGCCGCAGATTGCAGAAGGTTCACCCGAAGCAATTAAACACTGAATCAACAGTTGGTTTCTGCGGTGACTTTTTAATTTAAGGAGAATGAGCGTGAGAGTTTACATTGTGGTTTGCTACAAACAAGTTGGTGCGGCAAGTTTTCATTATGTTTGCGATGTACAATCTTTCGACACTGTTGACAAAGCCATTGCATATGGTAAAAATGGCAAGTGGGACGATTATCAAATCTTTGAGAGGAACGTAAAGTGAAAGTTTTCGTTGTTGTTTGTTGGCGTAGTCAGGCTGTTGTAAATGTTGGCGTATTTACCAACAAGCAGGCGGCAAATGCTTTTGGTGAACGATACGACGATTGGGAAGTTTACGAACGAGAAGTAGACGATTAAAGTAGGAGAACGTAAAGTGAACGCAAAGTATTACATTTACTGGAACTTACATAAAAAGTGCTTTAGTGCAAAATATCGCGGTAAAGTTATAAAGCATTTTCACAATGCCATTGTTGCTGTGCCTGAATTTAGAGTATCGGCAGCAGGCCGCGAACGTGTACGACGCGAACGCAAAAAGACCGTTCACGCCTACATTGTATCCAACTATGTAAATGTTCAGTGTCCGAATTTTGTTCCAGTTTTTGATACTCAGCCAGCCCGTACTGCAAAATATAATCCGTATGTAAACGAAAGTTTTGTTGACAACGAGGGCAACGCATTGTATAATGCACATGAAGCGAGGTTGAGTATTTTTAACGGCAAACCAGTAATTGAGGTTGTATGACATGAGAATCAATCCAGTAAATCGTGACGAAATTCAGAATCGTTATATTCGACAACTTGTAGAAGGTATGGACGTTCAGGCTCTTATCGACCACGTTATATCTTCACTAGAAGTTGATTACAGTCATTACAGCAACACAGAACTTGAGGATGAAATCCTAGATTATTACGGCGAAGATTTTGAATGGGAGGTTGAGAACTAATGCGAGACGTTTATTTAGATTTTGGCGGGTGGCTTAAACTTGATGCCAATACCCGTATGCAGTATATTGGGAACGATGAACGATTCGACCCAATTATCACCGTTGCGGTTTGGCAGTCGCTGCCAGAAGAAAATCGTGGCGAATATATCCTAGAGGATTTCGTTGCGGCTGTTCGCGACAGCGAAGATATTGAGTTTAATGAATTGACAATCACAGAAGCGGAGATTGTAGACTAATGCGATACCATCAAAAATTAGCGGTAGAAAATTACGTTGTAGACACAATGCAAATGTTGTGCAATACCCCAAATGCGGAGGGTGCAGATATTGAATTTGACCAAAGTGTAGATTTTGGCAACGGATATATCATGGATATTCAGGTTTGTCAAGGTGATGATGGATACTGGACGCAAGGCGTTTTGTATCGCAAGTCAGACGATGTTTATATTGAGGTTACTTGTACCGACGTTGGAGAAAGTTTCGAGGGCGAATACTGTGTACAGTACGGCGACAATGAATATGTTGGAGAAATTGTCAGAAAAAACGCTTGACATTCCCGGAACGCGATGTATAATAAAATAACTGGGAAGGTGGGATTAGAAGTGTCCATCCTCTAAAGAGTAGTGATACCCGCGTGTGACCTGAGACAAGTTGACCTACATCAACTCTCTGAACGAAAGAACTGGAATTGTAGGCGAAAACAAATAATGCTCAAGAAATTAACAAGAATATCCGGTTTGTAATTGTTAATTGAAGGCTAAGTTGTTAAGAAAAAAGGTTGCGAGGGCGTGCGGTGGAAAAAGACCAATAGCTTTTGGTGTAACAACACACCCAGTTTTTTATATTTATTAAATTAAAAGGAGAAACGAAATGAAAGTTGAACTAATAGACGCAGAGCCTGATTTCAAGCCCGTCACCATCAGCATCACCATTGAATCGCTTGCCGAACTCGGTGTGCTTTATGGGCGGTTTAATTGTCCAGTTTCGATTGTTAAACAGTATGGCTTTGGTGCTGACCCAATTAGCGGCAGACTCGCAAGAGCGGCAGATTTTAGCATCGAAGATACCCATGAAAGCTACAGAGTTTTCGACTACATCGCAGACATAGCTAAAGGCTATCATAATAAAAAACTGGGCCTTGACATTCTTTGAACGCGATGTATAATGAAGGAAAAGGAGAACGCAACGTGAAAATTGTAATTAGAAAAGTAGCAACCGGCCACAATCCGCCCGCATTTCGCTGCGGCAAGTGGCAAGATGCCCGCAAACGTCGCGAGCGTACACGCTCTGCCCAGCGACAAAAGTGGCAAAAGTTTCAAGAAACCACTTGACAAAAACCAAAACCGGCCCGCCCGCCGAGCCGCAAGTCCTAGAGCCTCAAGGACTTACAACAACGCCCTAGAGCAAATGCCATGCCATTCCCGCTCGGGACAATTCCAGCCAGTTCACACACTTTTTCCCGTTCGGGAATACAAAAACTTTTTTATTTTTTTTCGCTCAAGTCTATTGACCTTGGTGGTCGATAAAGTATAATGAGCGAGTAAGTCACACACACTGTTTTAAGGAGAATCAAATGCCTCGCGTTTCTAATCCCAATGTTTTGCCTGCTCTCAAGGTTTGCAAGAATCCTAATTGTGGGATGGTTGCCACTAGCTTTGACGGTTTATGTCCTGCTCACGCTCCTATTCGTCGTCTCAAAAATTACACTTCGCGTCCTCGCGTACCGCGTGCGGCTCGCAATCCTATCGGTGTCGAACTAGAGATGCAGAATCGCCAGCGTCTCAACAATCTCACCACTGTTGCCCGTTTCGTTTGCTCAGACGGTAGTATAGGCTATGACGGTGGCGAAATCAAGCTGGTTCAAGATGCCGCCAAGATTAGCAATCTCGCAGCCGATACCGCTCAACGTGCGGCACTCGCAGGCTGCGAAGCCGACAAGCGATGCGGTTTTCATGTTCACCTCGGATTAGATAATAACCAGTACCGCATGATTCACAACGACCCACAAGCTGTCAATCGTTTGTATGCTGCGGTCAAGCATGTCGAATCATACTTTTTCGATATTATGCCTCGCAGTCGTCGCAGAAATCAATACTGCACTACTGTTGACTGTAACTCCAGTTTGTTCAATCATTATAGTTGGGTTAGCTTGTCTCGGCGTGTTCCAACTATTGAGATTCGCATTCACGGAGGAACAACCAACGCATGGAAGGTGAAAGCATGGGTTGACGTTTGTATCGAACTCAAAAAGTATTTTGTGAACGCTATCGAAAATACGGTTAATTACTGCGTGTACAACGAACGATTCAGTCGCAATTTACCAACTGGCTCACTCGCACAAAAATATCTGCTTGCCCGCGAAAATGCTGGCGGCAGTCTCAAAAAGTTTGGTTTCTAAGTTTTGTTTTTCACACACTCACTAGGAGAATTTTACAATGTGTCGTTTAGCTTATATTCCCGGCAAGGCAAAAGTCAATCGTACCGATTTGGTAGACTTGTTACATATGTTGGAAAAAAGTTGTGGCGGTGACGGTAACGGTTTCTTTGCTGTATCGCCAACCGGCGAAGTATTCAGCGAGAAGGGTTTGAAGCTCGATTGCTGCACTATCGTTGCCAAGGTTTGGAAACTTATCAAGAATGGCTGGGATGTATATTTCCACACTCGCAAGGTTAGCGTAGGCTGGAAGTCTGACCATCAATGCCATCCGTTCAAAATTGAAGGTAAAAAGTTTACTGGCTGGTTATGCCATAACGGAACGTGGCGTGACGGTGTTCCACTCGCCAATTATCTTGGTTGCGGCAGCGATACCGCAGCACTCGCCAAGGTCATCGGCAAGTTTGGAATTGAAGGTGCGGAAAAGCGTGACCTATTCCCATCGTCTGGCATTTTCCTGATTTACGGCAGCGAGAACGGCGAAACTCCGATTCATCGCGTTATCAAGAAAGCCGGTGACTTGCAGTATTGCCCCAAAACTGGTATTTGGGCAAGCGAGTTTGACAAAGATTGGCCGTACTGGTCGCAAGTTTATACTGCAACTGTTGGCAAGCATTTACTATGCAAGCCAGCACCGCAATATATTCCACCGGCACGTTCAAACAACGGGAGGTTTATTCCGAGTCGCACTAACAGTCATCGCGATATTATTGATTCTGGTATTCCTGCTCCTTGGGATTCCGAGTCTGTTGTAGAAAACAGACAGACCCGTTTGTGGGAACGTCTGTGGCCTGATAATCCAGAGTCAACAGATTATGAGCATGAACCAGAATGGGAATATCGCGGAGGTTATCCAAAACGCGATTTGAAATAGTGTGTTGTGTGTGTGTGTGTGTGATGCTCGGCAGTTGCGGGACGCGAGTCCCGTAGCTGTACGGGCGTACACTACGCGGGCCGCCCGCTCGCGTCCTAAGTCCTAGAGCCTCAAGGAGTTACGGCAAGAAAGAAAATTTTCAGAATTTCCTAAAGCTTTACCCTTGACATGGCCGATATGTATAGTATACTAATAGTGTTGCCAACGACGGCAAGTAAGTTTTTTCTCAATTTTTGGAG